AAATTTAGTGACTAAAGTTAGAATCATGCATGACAATTTACCAAGTTGGTTGAAGGGTAATATAGAAGCAGATAATAAATTATCATTAAAGTTTAAAAATGGATCGCAGATAAAAGCAGTATCTTCTGCTACAACAGGTGCTCGTTCAGAGGCATTGTCATTGTTAATAGTAGACGAAGCTGCGTTTATTAGAAATATAGAAGAAATATGGATAGCATCACAAGCAACATTATCAACTGGTGGTTCAGCTATTGTACTTTCTACCCCAAATGGTATAGGAAATTGGTTTCATAAAACATGGGTTGATGGAGAAACAAATCCAAATACAGAATGGCATAATATAAAATTACATTGGACAGTTCATCCAGAAAGAGATGAAGAATGGAGGAGAAGACAAACTCAATTATTAGGAGAAAGGGGAGCAGCACAAGAATGTGATTGTGATTTTGTTTCCTCCGGACATACTGTTATAGAAGGTAAATGTTTACAAGAATATGAAAACAATTGCATTGAACCTATTGAAAAACGAGGATATGATAATGCTTATTGGATATGGGAATATCCAGATTATAGTTTAAATTATATAATAGTAGCAGACGTTGCTCGGGGAGATGGTGCTGATTGGTCAACATTCCATGTTATAGAAGTTGAAACTATAAAACAAGTTGCTGAATATAAAGGAAAACTTCCGCCAAAAGATTTCGGAAATATGCTAGTTACCGTTGCAACAGAATGGAATAATGCATTACTGGCAATTGAAAATGCAAACATCGGTTGGGCTGCAATTCAACCAGCATTAGATAGAAATTATGAAAATTTATTTTATACATATAAAGATGATGGGTATGTAGATTTAGAGATACATCTTAAGAAAGGATATGACATCAAAGATAAAACAAAAATGGTGCCGGGAGTTTCTACTACTAGTAGAACAAGACCATTAATGATATCAGCACTTGAAATGTATATGAGGGAAAAAACTCCTTTAATTCGTAGTAAAAGGTTAATACAAGAATTATTTGTGTTTATTTGGTTAAATGGCAAAGCACAGGCACAAATTGGATATAATGATGATTTAGTAATGAGTTTTGCAATTGGCCTTTGGTTACGGGATACATCATTAAAATTAAGACAACAGGGAATTGATTTAAATAAACGAGCAATTAGTCGCTTACAAAAATCAGATTCAGTTATATATACAGGAAAACCAAACGCAGATAATACAGGTTGGAAATGGAATAATGGTTCAAATGATGAAAATTTAACCTGGCTTCTGTAGTTAGTTATATTTATTAAAAAATAAACAATATTATAATGGCGTCATTAAGAAAACGTTTACGGAATTTATTTAGTACTAATGTTATCGTACGAGCGTATGGTAAAGACAAAGTACGCGTAGTTGATACAAATAGACTACAATCAGTAGGAAATATCAGTCAAACAAAAATGGCAGATAGATATACACGACTGCATGGGTCTAATCGATATCGTACAGGAGGCCATGGTGGATATGATTCAAATTATTATGCTAATCAAAATCGTATACAATTATATGTAGATTATGAAATGATGGATAAAGATCCAATTATTAGTTCTGCGTTAGACATATATGCAGACGAATCGACATTAGCTAATCAATTTGGAGAAACATTAACTATTAAAAGTAATAAAACAAATATTCAAAAAATTCTTCAAAATTTATTTAATGATGTTTTAAATATAGAATTTAATATGTGGCCCTGGATTAGAAATATGGCCAAGTATGGAGATTTCTTTTTAAAATTAGACATAACAGACGAATTAGGTATTGTTAACGCAAGGCCTTTTTCTAGTTATGAAGTAGAACGTACTGAAGAATTTAATGAAGAAACTGGCGAATATAATATTAAATTTCGACATGCATCAAGTCCTCACGCTGGATATGATGTATTCGAAATGGCACATTTTAGAATGTTATCGGATTCTAATTTTTTACCATATGGTAGAAGTATGTTAGAAGGAGCTAGAAAAGAATTTCAAAAATTAATGATGTTAGAAGATGCAATGTTAATACATCGTATAATGAGAGCACCAGAAAAACGTATTTTTAAAATTGATATAGGTAATATACCACCAAATGAAGTTGATACTTATATGGAACAAGTTATCAATAAAATGAAAAAAATTCCTCATATTGACGCAGTTACTGGAAATTATAATCTTAAATTTAATATTAATAATATGTTAGAAGATTATTATTTGCCAGTTAGGGGAGGACAAAGTTCAACATCTATAGACACATTACCAGGAATGACATTTACTGGTATAGAAGATATTGATTATGTTAAACATAAAATGATGGCTGCTTTAAAAATTCCAAAACCATTTTTAGGTTATGACGAAGGCGTTGAAGGTAAAACTACATTAGCGTCAATGGATATTAGATTTGCTAGAACAATAGAACGATTACAAAAAATAATGGTTTCTGAGTTAACTAAGATAGCAATAGTTCATTTATATTCACAAGGATTTGAAGGCGAAGATTTAATTGGTTTTGAATTAGAATTAACCCCCCCATCTATAATTTACGATCAACAAAAAGTAGCATTAATGAATGAAAAAATTCAATTAGCTAATACAATGAAAGATAGTAAATTAGTTTCAGATAAATATATTTATGAATACATATTTAATATGTCAGAAGAACAATGGTTACAAGAAAGAATTAATGTTATTGAAGATTTAAAATTAAGATTTAGACAAACTCAAATAGAGCAAGAAGGCAATGATCCTGCATTAACAGGAGTATCATATGGCACGCCTCATGATTTAGCTACTATACATATGTCATCAGATGAAGTGGAGGACCGAGATGTTGGAGGCCGACCTAAAGAGGGCATAAAATATGGCCAACATGACAATGCATTTGGTTGGGATTCTACGGGACAAAAAACTATAAAACAAGCATTTGATATTCAAAATCAAAAATCAGCATTTGAACCAATATCAAGAGAAAGAAAGATGTCGTTTACTACAGAAAATAATAATTTAATAAAAACTTTAAATAATAAGTATAATAAAACTGCTGGTATAATTACAGAATCATTAAAAAATCCTGAAGATGATATTGATAATGGAACTATGTTAGATGAGGATAATATACTAGAATAATTTTTTAAAATATATTTATTATAAACTATCGGTATGATATGAAAAAATTAAAACATTCAAAATATAGAAATACAGGAATTCTATTTGAATTATTAGTAAGAAAACTTACATCAGAAACAATGACTTCTGATAAGTCAATGACTATTGATATAATTAAAAAATATTTTGGTAAAAATACCGAATTAGCTAAAGAATTAAATCTATATAATAGTTTAATAAAAGAACAATATAAATCTGAAGCTTATGCATTAGAATTTATTCGAGAAGTACGAGAAAGTCACTCTAAATTAAATCAGAGCATTTTAAAAAGACAACGATATAATTTAGTAAAAGAAATTTCTAAGAATTTTGTATTTGAAAATATATCAAAAACTCGTATTAATAATTATAAAATATTAGCATCAATATATATGTTATTTGAACATTCTGAATCAAAAAATCCAAAACAGATAATGGAATGTAAAACAATAATTGCTGAACATGGAATGCCATCTAATAAGAAATTAAATACAAATATAGTATTAGAATCATATACAAAACAACCTGAAGATATGAGGATATTATCATATAATTTATTAATAGAAAAGTTTAATAAAAAATATGGTATATTATCCGAATCCCAAAAAGATCTTTTAAATAAGTTTATAACAAGCGTAAATGATAATGAAACTTTTAAACATTATGTAAGAGATATAATACCTGTAATTAAAAGCGATTTAAAAGAACATTCATTAAAAACAACAGATAAGGTTACTAAAATTAAAGTACAAAAATTATCTGAAATGTTATGTTCAGTTGAAAATAAAAAAACGCTTAAGGAAACTCATGTTTTATCTCTATTAAGATATATGGATTTAATTAATGAATTAAAACAGGTACATTCATGAAAACATTTTTAAAAGAAATAGAAAGTAAGTTTATTGATTTGCAAGAACAAGATGATCAAGCTAAATTAAAAGCAACAAAAGTAACAATGGACTTAGCAAACGCTCAACAACGATACAATCAAGCACTTGAAAAAACAGCTGAATTAACAGAAGATGAGTTATTAGACGAAGGCCATCTATGTGAAATGTGTGGCAAAGTTCATGAAGGACATTGTAGTTCTCACAATGAAGAGATAGAAGAAGCATCTAATACCGGAGGCGTTGCTGGATATCAAACGCCAAATGCATTTTCTCCAGCAGACGAAGATACTATAACCCAAGGCGGATATAGCAAAGTTCAATCAGCAATGGATCGTAAATATGAACAATTAATTGAATCGTATGCTAATTTTTCGCGAGGCGATAAAAAAATGACTCCGGAAAATAAAGTTAAACGTACTATTCAAGAAGTATCAAAAAAATTAAAAGAGATTGAAATATTAGTTAATCATACTAATAAATTAAAAACAGAGTCTGGTATGTCAAGAGATAATTACGGCCCTAGAACAGAAAAAGCACTTAATAAGATTTCAGAAAAATTAATTAAAATAGCAGAGCGAGTAAGAGCAATAGGAGAGTAATATGACAAAACAATTAATCGTAGACTATATGCAATTTAAACCAGTTGGGTCGTTAACTGAGTCAAATGGAGCAAAATACGGATTACCTGGAGGATTTATTGTTCAAGGAGTATTACAACGAGCAGGAACTCAAAATCAAAACGGTAGAGTTTATCCAAAAAGAATTTTAGAAAGAGAATGTGTAAAATATAAAAAAGAATATATTGATCAACATAGAGCATTGGGAGAATTAGATCATCCAGAATCATCTGTAGTAAATTTAAACAATGTATCTCATAATGTTTTAAAAATTTGGTGGGAGGGTGATGATTTAAAAGGAACGGTTCAAGTGTTAGATACTCCATCTGGAAATATATTAAAATCTTTATTTAAAGCTGGTATTATTTTAGGAATTAGTTCGCGAGGTTTAGGATCTGTAAAAGAATTAAGAAATGAAGGTGTTGTAGAAGTACAAGAAGATTTTGAATTAATTTGTTGGGACTTTGTTTCAAATCCATCTACACATGGAGCATTTATGAAACCAGGAGCAGTAAATGAATCAGTTAATAAAACAACAACTAATAAATATAATAAAGTAAATGAAATTATAACTTCAATACTATGCGAAGACGGAAAATGTAGGATAATAAAATGAAAAGTAAATTAAAAATAATACAAGATTTATTACGAGAAGAAAAAACAACAGTATTCTCAGAACAAAAAGCACCATTAACAATGGAAGATAAATTAGCTTTTCGAGAAGCATTAAAAACATTTTCACAAATGGGAGAATCAGTATATGGTACTGGTAAATTGCAACAAGTTGTCGAAAATCTTACTAAGGTAGTAGAAACTGCAAATCGGTTAGTAACAGAAGAATCTGATGATTTAGTTGATAACGTTAATTCGAGTAGACATTTTAAAGTAATCAATGAAGCCTTAAAACAATTTTCAAAATCTGCAAACGAGGTTATGATTCACGAAAGAAGATTATCAGCAGCATTTGAAGATATAGCTGAAGGAATAAAAAAATATTATGAAGTTCATTAATTTGGTTAAATAAAAAAAAATATATATTATAAGGTAATACAATGAATATATTCAAAAAAATGTATCAAGATTATTTCGGATATAAATTAAACGAAACACAAGATATAGAAGAAGCTCAGCTTATAAATAATCTTTCTGATTATAGAGGTGGCGTTGAATATATTATTAATGACCCTGCTGAAGCTCAGTCAGTTGCCGCAGAAGTTAGACAATGGACTGAAGGAAAAGGTTTTACTATTATAAATCATACAATTAGCAAATCTGGTAAAATTGGCTATTTTTATTTTAGACTAGGAGATGATCCGGGAGATGAATCGCAAAAAATTCAAGGATATTTTTCTCAAAAACCAGAATTAAAACATTTCAGATTCAATGTTAAATCAAGTAAACCTAAATTAGATATACCAAAAAGAAAATTAAAAATATAAGTTATATGAATAAACGAGAAAAACACCACAAATCAATTGTTGCTGGAAATGGAAATGCTGTAACAGTTATTAATAAAGATTTAAATTTTGCATTAAGAAATTTTAAAAGAAAAATAAAAGAATCAAAAATTTTAGATAAATTTAAAGAGAATCAAACGTTTATAAAACCTAGCTTTAAACGAAAGAATCAAATCAGTAAAGCTAAATATATACAACATATAAAAGATTTAAACCAATAATCTTATTTTTATAGCTCGATATTATTATCGGGCTATTTTACTGTTTTTTTAAACTTGCTTATATTTATTGTAGAATACGCTATCAATCTTTATATAGCGTTTATAAAAAAATAATTTATTCTTATTAAGATTTAAAATAATCTTATTTCCAAAAAACAAATTTAAGGAGAAAAACAATGGCAAAATCAGATTTGCTAAAAGAAGCAATTGCGGATGCTAAAGCTGTTAAAGAAACTGCATTAGCTAATGCAAAGATTGCATTACAAGAAGCGTTTGAACCTAGAATCCAAAGTATGTTATCAGCTAAATTATCTGAAGATCTCATGGAAGATGAAGAAGACATGGAACCTATAGATGATGCACTACCTGCAGATAATATGGGCGATATGGGCAATAAACAAGTTGATTCCGATGAAATGGGTTCGGCTGAAGAAGAAGTAGACGGATTAGATGTAATGATCGATGATCCAGCAACTGAAAAAAACCCAGATTGGCAAGGAACTGTAACAGAACCAATGGATGATGAAGAAGACGTGGAAGGCGTAGCAGCTCCACCAGAAATTTCTGACGCAGAAGCAGCTACTGAATATGAAGAAGAAGGCGACGATTTAGGTTTAGATGAAATTATTGCTGAATTAGAACAGAACATGGAAGATGAAGAAGAAGAAGAGCCAGAAATGGCATTTGAAGGTTCGATGTATGAAGATGAAGAAGAAGTAGATTATCAAACTGAGAGTATCGATGATATAATCAATGAAATTCTAGCTGAAGAAGAAGAAGAAGACCCTATAGAAGAAGCACAAATTGGAGCTGAATCTATAGATGATAATGGGTTAAATTTAGAATTAAAAGAATCTTTAAATGCATTAGAAGACTCATATAAAACTATTCATCATTTAAAATCAGTTATTAATGAAGTCAATCTTTTAAACGCAAAACTTCTTT